TTAATAATAACAATGTATATAGACAAAGGAGATAATCATGGCTAATACAAATAAACCAGATGGTTTTACTCCCGCATATCATATGTACGGTGGTGTTATTCGTCCTGCTAAAATGAGAATCGCGAGTGAAGCATCAGCATCAATCTTTTCAGGTGATGTTGTAACTTTATCAAGTGGTTATGTCATTCAAGGAACGGCGACAAGCACACCTATAGGCGTATTTTACGGAGTATTTTTCACTGCTACAGACGGCACACCAACGTTTTCAAAAACTTGGACTGGGTCTACGGCAACACTAGGTGGAGCAGATGCAGAAGCTCTCGTTTACAACGATCCAGCGATCGTTTACGAAGCTCAATTTACAGCAGGTACACCTGCGGTAAGTTTTATCGGCTCTAAATATACTCTTTCTACTACTGCAGGCAGCACTGTCAACGGTAGGTCAAAGGAAGGGGTCACAGCAACTACTTCAAGTGGTGTAGCGTTAATGGTAGGTTTCGCCTCGCAACCAAGCAACTCAATCGGTGCTTTTGCGAGAGGACTTTTCACATTCCCGACTAACACATTTGCGGTCTAATAGGAGCATAAATAATGGCAATTAATAGAGCCCAACTAGTCAAAGAACTAGTACCAGGACTCCATGCTCTTTTTGGATTAGAGTATGAGAGATACAATAACGAGCACGAAGACATCTTCGACACCGAGACATCTGAAAGGGCGTTTGAGGAAGAAGTAATGTTAAGTGGGTTTGGTGAAGCACCAACTAAAGGAGAAGGAGCCGCGGTCATTTATGATACAGCTCAAGAATCTTTTACTTCGCGTTATACACACGAAACTGTAGCATTAGCGTTTGCGTTGACAGAAGAAGCTATCGAAGATAATCTCTACGATACACTTTCTTCAAGATACACAAGAGCTTTAGCAAGGTCTATGCAACAAACTAAGCAAGTGAAAGCTGCTAACGTATTAAACAATGCGTTTAGTTCTTCATTTGTTGGCGGTGATGGAAAAGAGCTTTGTGCTACTGACCATCCTACTGTTGCAAACGTGGATTTGAAAAATGAGTTGACTACTTCAGCTGACTTAAATGAAACTTCACTGGAACAAGCGTTAATTGATATCGCTGACTTCAGAGATGAAAGAAATTTAAAAGTCAATGCACAAGCAAGGAAATTAATAATTCCACCTTCTTTGCAGTTTGTAGCGGATAGACTCTTAGAAACTCCTGGAAGAGTTGGTACGTCAGATAATGACATCAATGCAATTAGAAACATGGGAATGATTTCTGAAGGCTATGTTGTTAATCATTATCTAACAGATACTGACGCTTTCTTTATCAAAACTGACGTACCTAACGGATTGAAACATTTTGTTAGAACGGCTGTATCTACTAGTATGGAAGGCGACTTCGAAACTGGTAATGTAAGATACAAAGCTAGAGAACGTTACAGTTTCGGTTTTAGTGACTGGAGAGGAATCTTTGGTTCACCTGGAGCGTAATTCACTTTCGTGAAAAAAATTAAAGGGACCTTCGGGTCCCTTTTCTTTTGTAAACGAATGATATACAATCAGAGGACTAGGATTTATTAACTTGTTCTACAGACTGACCTAGCAGACAAGCCAAGACAGTAGAACTTATTTCCTTAGGAGGAAATTATGGCAAAATCAACCTTTTCAGGTCCAGTCAAATCATTGTCGGGATTTATTTCAGCAGGGGTTAATAACTCTGTTTCTTTAACCGCAGACACTACTTTAACAGTAGCAGACCACGCAGGAAAAATCTTGTTGTGTAATGATGCTGATGGTAAATTTACGTTACCTTCTATAAATATTTCAGTTCCAACTGATTCAACAGATCCAACTCAGTCAAACAATATCGGTGCTTCTTTCTATTTCGTTATAGAGACAGCAGCAACAGATTTAGATATTTTAACTGATGGTACTGATAAATTCGAAGGTGCGGTAATGGTAGCTGTTAACGATGGTGCTAAAAAAGCTTTTGTTCCAGGAGCATCGAATGACGTTATGACTATGAACGGTTCAACTAAAGGTGGTATAGCAGGTAGTGTTGTAAAAGTTACAGCTATTGATGCAGTTACCTATCTAGTTCATGATTCATTACTAATCGGTTCAGGAACTATAGTAACACCATTCGCTGACGCTTAATAGGAGCTTAATATGAGTTCATCCGATGTAAAAGCAACTAAGGCTTTAACAGCTACAGGGCAACTACAAGGGTTTATAGGCACTGGTGCAGGTACTGCAACTAATTTAGGTCCAATAAGAATTCAATCCGTACAGGCACAAGCAAGTGCAGCAGATGGTTCTATAAAAATTTACGATGGAACTAGTGCTAGCGGAACTAAACTTTTAATAGAGTTTAAATTTGGTTCAGCAGCAAATGAATCTTTTGATCATTACTTACCTAATGACGGAGTTAAGTTCAACACAGGAGCCTATGTCGTATTGGATAATTGCGACTTTTTTGTAGCTTACTACAACTAATATGGCTACTTCAGGAACTCGTGCATTTAGTTTAGATGTAGCGACCGCAATAGAAGAAGCATACGAACTTGCAGGTTTGGAGGCTCGTACTTCTTATGATGCAGTTACGGCTCGTCGTTCTATGAATATTATGTTTGCTGATTGGTCTAACAGAGGTATTCAGATGTGGGAGATTGCTAAACAGGAAATCACACTTACCGAAGGAACTAGTGAATATAATCTTAATTCGTTCGATATAGATATATTAGATGCCTATATTGAAAGAACCGATAACGGTATAACTACCGATTTAGGGTTAGATAGAATAGACCGAAATGAGTTTATTAATATCCCTAATAAAACAATAAAAGCTAGGTCGACTAATTATTGGTTAGAAAGATTAAAATCTCCTGTTATTCATCTTTATCCAACACCAGATAACTCAACAGACAAACTCATTTACTACGTTTGGCGTACTATAGAAGACGCTAATACACAAGTAAACGATATAGATATTCCTACAAGGTTTGTACCTTGTTTAGTTTCAGGGTTAGCTTATTACTTATGTTTAAAAAAGAACGTACAAAAATTAGCAATAATGAAAGAACAATACGAACAAGATTTAAGGAATGCTATAAGATATGACGAAGACCGTTCTCCTCTAAGGATTGTTCCTAAACACGAGTACATCTAATGGCTCATGCTTCAGGTAACTATGCTTATTTTATCTGCGATACTTGTGGATTTAGATATCCATATAAATCAGCAAAAGGTAATTGGGAAAATTTTAGAACCTGTCATGAGTGTTATGAACCTAAACATCCTCAACTTGACCCTCCCCATATAAGTGCAGATGCTGAATCTTTATGGAAACCTAGACCTGAGGTTCCTTTACCTCAAAGTCAATTAGGGGTTATAATCACTACAAACGCAGGAAGCGGTATGACTTTTAAATCTGACCCTGTAGGAACAGTTTTTGATGGAGTAGGAGCGACTAGTAGTTTAGGAAGCATAACAGTGAGTATAGAATAATGGCAGGATTTACATATAGTGGGTTAAAAACAGCGATACAGAACTATTTAGATAATACTGAAACTACATTTGTAAACACATTAGATACCTTTATACAAACAACCGAAGAACGTATTTTAAAATCTGTCCAGTTACCTGTTTTTCGTAAAAATGTTAACGGACAAGTAACTTTAGGAAACACTTATCTTTCAAAACCTACAGATTTTTTGTCTCCTTTTAGTCTAGCTTTAATCGACAGCGATAGTAATTATAGTTATTTATTATTAAAACATGTTTCATGGATTAGAGATTACACACCAGCAGCAGCAACAACAGGTAAACCCCTTTACTATGCTTTATTCGATAACGATACTTTTATCATAGCTCCAACACCTGATGCGAACTATGCGGTAGAACTGCACTACAACTATAGACCAAACTCTTTAACTACTGTTGGAGATAATAATCAAAGTTGGTTATCCGATAACGCACCTAATGCTATGTTATATGGTTCTTTAGTAGAAGGAGCCGTGTTTATGAAAGCGTCTCCAGATACAATTATGTTATACGAACAAAAGTTTCAAGAAGCATTAGCTATGTTGAAACTTTTAGGTGAGTATAAAGACGTAAGAGACGAAGCTAGAAACGACCAAATAAAAATAATGCCACAAGGAACAACAAATGTTTAGTGTAGACACAGAAACAACAATGGGACAGGTAACTGTTCAAACTACAAATAATAAAGGTTTAAGTCCAGAATATTGGACAGAAAGAATAATGGAGCGACTAATTGCTGTTAGTGATAATGCAGACCCTATGGTAAAAGCACAGGCAGACGCATTTAAACAAAATATACAAGCAGTCGTTTTGTTATACATGAAACAGGCTATTAGTAGCGATAGAGCTACAGTAGCGGGTTTATTAGAAAAACAAGGTCATAAAAATATGGCTGAAATAATAAGGAGGCTGTAATGGCAATATCACAAGCAATGTGTACGTCTTTCAAAAAAGAACTTATGGAAGCGGTACATAATTTTAAAAACTCGGGCGGTAATGATTTTAAACTAGCTCTCTACACTAGTTCAGCTAGTTTAGGGGCAGCAACTACTGCGTATACAACAAGTAACGAAGTAAGCGGAACAGGTTATACCGCAAAAGGAGCTTCGCTAACTAGAGTAGACCCAACATCTTCAGGAACAACAGCGTTCACTGATTTTGCTGATTTAACTTTTAGTTCAGCAACTATTACTGCAAACGGAGCAATGATTTTTAATGATACTGCTTCAGGAGACCCTGCTGTTTGTATTTTAGCATTTGGAGGAGATAAAACATCAACTAACGGTGATTTTACTATTCAATTTCCTGCAGCAGACGCTTCAAACGCTATTATACGAATAGCTTAGTAGCCTGTGGCTAATATTACTGGTTGGGGTAGGGGCACCTGGGGTCAATTAACCTTTGGAGAACCGATACCCGTAGAAGTTACTGGTGTTTCTGGTACTTCCGCATTAGGTAGCGAAACAGTAGTAGCTACCGCAGTTATAACAGCTACAGGAGTAAGTGGAACTTCTGCTTTAGGAAGTGAAACAGTTATTGCTACCGCTACCGTAGCAGTAACAGGAAATGCAGGAACATCTGCATTAGGTAGCGAAACAGTTATTGCCGAAGCAAACATTTCTACTTCAGGCAACGTAGGTACTTCCGCACTAGGTAACGCCATTACAGCAGGTGCGGCAGTTACTGGAGTTTCTGGTTCTGCTTCAACAAGTGGACTTGGAGACGAATCAGTTACAGCAGGAGCTACTGTACTTGTAACAGGAAATGCAGCAACATCAGCACTAGGAACAATAACTACTACATCAGATAATAATATCGATGTTACAGGCGAGGCAGGAACAGGAACACTAGGAACAGTTGTTGTTGCAGCTAACAGTTTAACAGTTGTTGAAGGTGTTTTTGCTACAGGAACTGCTGCAAGAGTAAATGTTTGGGGTCTTGTTCCTGATAGTCAAACACCTAATTATACTGAGGTAAGTGATAGTCAAACACCAAATTGGAAAGAAGTTGCTTAACAAATACATAAAAAATAAGGTATAATCTAATAGGAGAATAATATGGCAAGTACATACGTAAACGACCTAAGACTTAACGAGATGGCTACTGGTGATGCTAGTGGTACTTGGGGCACAACAACGAATACAAATTTAGAACTGATTGGTGAAGCATTTAGTTTTGGCACAGAAGCCATTACAACTAATGCTGATACACACGCAACTACAATAGCAGACGGAGCAACAGACCCTGGAAGGTCGATGTACCTTAAATACACAGGTACTTTAGATTCAGCTTGTACTATTACTATAGGACCAAACACCATAAGTAAAATGTGGTTTATTGAAAATGCTACCAGTGGTTCACAAAATATAATAATTTCCCAAGGCAGTGGAGCTAACATCACTATTCCTG